GCTAAAATTGATAGCGATGCTAAAATTGATAGCGATGCTAAAATTGATAGCGATGCTAAAATTGATAGCGATGCTAAAATTGATAGCGATGCTAAAATTGATAGCGATGCTAAAATTGATAGCGATGCTAAAATTGATAGCGATGCTAAAATTGATAGCGATGCTAAAATTGATAGCGATGCTAAAATTGATAGCGATGATAGCGCCACGTTTCTTCAATTTACATCGGAGGAGGATATTGATAAGTTTATTAAATTCTTATCTGCTTTCACCGCAGATACCCCCCGACAACCTAGCGGAGAGCCTTCTTATCCTCTCGGCATCCCATACAATCAGGGAACAGGAAAGGTTAAACTATTCAACGACGCGTACGAAAATTGATAGCTTCTTGTAACTAATACTGAACCATGAACATATCAGAACCATTTACTAATTCTGGTGCTTCCAGTGCACTCTTACTCGACTTCCAACCTATCGCCTTTTTCGTAGCCTCCCATATACATTTCCTCTTTGACCCGATAAAGATTTTTCCCAATTCCTCAATCAAATCTTTCCTTTGATACACCAACACGTTATCTACCATCTTACATTCGAGGTTGTTGAGAATGTCTTGTAACATTCCCTTTACTGAATCCTCAGATAGCACAATGTCCTCTTCGTCATTACCGTAATGGATTGTAATCATGCTGATGTCTATAGGAGGTGGAGGTTCGTCTTCCCCTTCTTCTTGACTCTGAGGTAACCTAGCAGTGACAAATCCATATACATAATCCAAAGACTTGTCGTAGTTTTCGCAAATCACAGTTATGATATTACAAAGGTCTTCAAATTTGATGCCTATGTACATTTCTCCTTTCTCGTTATGTTTAAAATCACATAAAAGTCTTTGTATGTGATAGTCGAGATCCTTAGATGCGTAGACTTTCTTAATGTATGCATAGTAATACTGATCTTCTTTAGGACGACCTGTTTGGTATCCATCAATCCTTCTGACAAGCCTCTCTGTGGATCCGATTTTGAAAATACGTTCCCTAGAGTAAATGTTTGTGGTGGCTATATAGATCCACTCCTCCTTCTTTTCCTTGACGCTACCGTGTTTAATGAGTTTGCTAATATTTAGAGACTTACGTTCGGCTCTTTTACGCAAGTCTTCTTCAGCAGCGAGAGCAACTGCTTGGGCTTGTATTTTTTGATCTTTAATTTCGATAATCTGTGATTGGTTCCGTTGTTCTAATTTGAGCTTTTCCAGCTGCTTTTCTATACCCTCCATCCTAACAACTCCTTGTCGCCTGAGTGTTGGTAATACGTAATCGCATACAAGGGTCTGGAACGCGTCTGATAGTTGAGTCTTGCTCTTGTTTATGAGACGATAAAAACCAGATTCGTTAATATACACACTTTTACCTTCATGATATGTGAGATTTTTGAGGTTGTTTAGACCTAGAAAGTTGGGGGGAGCTACACCGTCCAACTCAGAAACCCAATCGGAACTCAATAAACTGAGATTTCTCTTTTGATGAGGGAGGACGTTTCTCTGGAGAGCGTCTTTTTTATCTTTATATTTAAGTATAGCACATGCATCTTTTCCACAAAACCAAGGTTTATCAGAGGTACCAACCACGCGGACATGTCCCTGTACACCTTTTACATCAAATGTGATATAATCGGTACACTTTGTGAGATCCATTAACGCGGTTATTCCTTCATATTCCATTTTCTTTGTGTTTTTCTCTTACATGCGTCTTTGTTGAATCAATTCAAATCGTTTTCAACCTTTTTCCGTCTATTACTTCGCGAAGTAATAGAATTAATTATTGATTCTGAAATATATTGCCGAGATTGATATCGTTCAGGTACATGTAGTTTGTGCGTGCAACCAGTCCGCTCCTCGGGAATTGAATAACGCTGGACTGCCCGTCAAACATGAGAGTGTTGACGGGAATCTGTTCAATAGGAGCACCTCCGAAGTAAATGGGTACGTTTTTAAATTGGTCATTGATAATAAATTCGACCCGAAGCCAAGACTGCTTCTTCACATTGTCTTCCAGGTCAGGGACCATGATGAGCGATTGATCCTTGTTATTGTTTGTATTGATTATGAGCTTACCGTCCTGAATGTAAACTATCTGGAAATTATTTGCTCCCGAACCCTTCATGAAAAGTACAACTCCATTCCTGGCGCCACTCTTCGGAAAGTTAATAGCGACTGATAGATTATCCTTCTGTCCCTTGGTGAACAGGGGGCTCGGTATCTGAATTTTCGTGGAACCATAAAAGTAGGCTACGTTGGCTGAGAAAGTCTTATACCATGCTACAGCCAACAAGGTGATTATAAAGAGAATAATTGTTATTTTAAACCACATTTTTTAATTCACTAACATTTGTTTGTTTACATGGGTTTATGTAAGCATTCCTACTTAGTTTTTCCTCTTCTTGAAAGATGCTCGTTGTTGGGAACATTTTGATTTTACCCTTCTCACTGTAGACTATTCGGTCAAAGCATTGCTTGTACTGATCCTCAGTCATGTATCCACCATAGACTGCCATGAGACACTTGTCAGGAGCCGGGTCAACGGATACGGGCGAAATAGTCCCTCTCATGTCACATATCATATGAGCCAGAAGCACGTGGCTGTTATTATACAAAACATCTGCGCGCGTCTTCTCATTAATGTAAGCCTTGATGCAGTTGAATGAACAAAATACCCCACTCGTAGAGTAGGTTTTAGTACCAGAGGAATGCGATACGCCAATTGGACAACCTATGGGTTCAGATTTGATGAAATTTGTACAAAACCAGCATTTGTAAAGATTACCACTCACTAAATTTATAGAAGATGTAACATACTGGACCATTTTTTTAGTCTCGACATCCAAAACCTTGCCTTTAGTGAGGGTGGGTAAGGATGTTACTTTACGTCTATTCATGGATTATTTTATATATATATTCATATGCCTAAATTCATATCCTTACTCTTTATCCGACAAAATATTCTATCTCTATAAAAATATGAATAAAGTAGTGTTGACAACTGCACTGATTGCACTTCTAGTAGTTGCGGTCTACATGACTTACACTTGTAGTGATGTAACAAAAGAAGGGTTTTGGATGCTTCCAAGTAGACAGGTTAAGGTTGAAAAGATGTTCAAAGACTCCAATGATGATTTCTTCCAGGTTGCTAACTTCCAAGGTATTCTTAGCCCCCGCTTCTCAAACGTTGATTACGGTGCCAACCTGAGAACCAAGTTCCCTAACTACAACACGATGGGTGTTCCTCAGGATCCTCTCCAACAAAAGGCCAACCCCCCAGACCCACTTGATTACGCGATCGCTGAAGGTATTCCAGCGAGCCCTCGGTCTACTCCACTCGTAGAAGGATACAAGGGTGCGAATCCTCAATACGGCTGGCAAGAGAGCAAGAGCCTAGGATCTGGAGGAATTCCTTTGGACCCTCACAACCCTTATTCGGCCGAATACACGACCGGGGATTACAACCAGGTCGTCAACATGGCCGTAGGGGCCGGTGCGGTTAATGGATGGCCAACAGACACTATTGCTGAATTAGACCAGGCCTCCTTCATGACCCAAGATGGTGAGATGGTACAACCTATTGTGTACGACAGATTTATATATGCCAACAGGAATTCTAGGCTACGTGGTCAGGGTGATCCTATCAGAGGTGATCTGCCGATTACGCCAATGACAGGAAACTGGATGATCCCTAGGGATAGTTTTAATCCCAATCAGGTGTTGCAACAAGGAGCGATAAATGTTATGGCTGGTGTAAATAATGAAACCAGCAACTCTCTTGCCAACCTCATTTACAATACATCTGGTGGTACTGAAACTACTATAGGTGGTGTAGACATGACCCAGATGAACATGAGTCATCAAGTCTACGGAGCTGCATCTGCAGCTCAAGGGGATATTCAGGTTACATCTTTCCCATAAGTTGAAAGAAAAATTTGAAATGGTAAAAATAAGTAATATGTTGATCAATTAATACCAGCAATATGAGTAAAGTGGTGATCTTGTGGATTAACTTTAGTTCTTCGACATCATATCCTAACGGGCCTGTAGATTCAGGTATGTCTCTCTACTGCGCAGACGTAGTCAACGCTGAGATCAACAAGTCTTATCCCTTGTGTGATTGCAAACAACTTTGCAATCAAGTGATTCAAGTTGACAACTGTCGCTGCGTAGAAGTGGATATTGAAGATATCAGAACCCTTGATGGAAAAAGTGCCGTAGATCTACTCCGGATTGACCTCTTTTATGAAATACTAGGTAATGTCATTAAGAAGCATAATAAAACTTTCAATTTTGGCAATGGAAACAACTTGGCTATGTTAATTGATGACAATGATTATCAATTTAACAACAGTCGCATTGTTTACGAATTTGCACACATATTGAAACAGTATTATGAATTCAACGTGTCAGAGATTTCTGATGTTAACGACATTGACACCATTCCGTTGATGAACATTGACAACAAACATTTTGCCAAGTTCATCAACTGGATGAATAATAAGATATAATCCGTGTTTCATTTCATTTCATCTTTCATTTCATCTCTATCTCCTAGGAGATAGAGATTCTAACATTCTATTGACAAATTGAGCCCATGTATTTTTGAGAGCATCCAGAACCTCCAGTACCATATGCGCGTCCTATAGTGAAGTAATTTCCTCCTGAACCACCCTCTTGTGACCCATGAGTGAGTGTATCGTAACCAGGAGCAGAGTATGCAGGGACTACGTAGTACCCAGACACAGACGTGTAAGGAACTGGTGGGCGGACACCTTGAAATCCTTGATTGTATGTTCCCAATTGAGCATAGTATCCACCTCCAGTATTAGGGCCAGCAACGTTTCTGTAGTTATAACCACTACCAATATTATTAATGTGTAGACCAGACATTTTTTAGTCACTTAGAAAATAATTTAGGTTTCTGAGTATACATCTTACAATGTATGGATTTGATTCCCCGAAGGGAATCAAATCATAAAATTGGGTTTACGTGTCTAGGTTTTCAGGGACGTTGTACTTGATATTGTTCTTTTTAGCCAATAAGCACCCCTCCTTGGTGAGCGCGCGCATAGGAACGGTGTCTTCAACATCAACGTTAATCACATCGTCTGATGACACCCATCCGATAACAATATTATCGTCATCCAAGACAAGGTACCCATTAAGGCTATGGAAAAAGATCATCGGAAACCCATGCCGATTCTCAATTGTATATTTTTCTTTAGTTGCCGGCTCACATAGTTTATTCCCAATGTTTTTTTTGGGTTTCTTGATCTGAATAGAAATATCTTCTTCCTCATCTTTATGATTAATAACAACGTCGTCATCCCCGTCAGATGTCTCATACTGTTTTTCATAAGCAATGAGAGCCTCGATTTGAGTCGCTTTGACGCCGACCGGTCGGATGCCGCGTTCTTTGAGGTATGGCTTTAGTTCAACCAATTTACACTTGTTCATTTGATCAAATGTTATTGGCGTTTGTTGTTCTCTGGGTATTGCTTGGACCCCAGACGACTTGCGGGCGTTATCCTTGGTTGCAGCTGATTTGGTTACTTTTTTTGTTGAGATGATACATGTATCATTATCCACTGACGTCGACGGGTGATTAAAGTACTGTTCAAACAGATTGCTCAGAACAGTGGCTTTAATACCATTATTTTTTTCACAAAACTCAAAGAACCCTTGGAGAAGGGAACCGATACCGTTAACGATAACGTTTGCGTTCATTGTCATTTTGATATATTATTACTTAGTTAACTTATTTTATCATTGCTGAATTTCAACTTGAAAACAAATCAAATATTCATTGCATTAATTAATGTGACCACTTGTACACGCGGTCCCAACGCAAGTCATTTTTGTTACTAGTTTGCCTGTTAGCCAGAATGCTTAATACAAATTTGTTCTGATCCACACCATCAGCTAATTGGAACAGCTTGGATATCTTTACCAACCTACTCTTCGCAATTTCAAAATCTTTATTCAAATCATTCCTTCTACCCCTATAATCGTTCTCCATGAAATAGACAGCCACCTCGTCTTTAATAAGCTGACTTTCAGTTTTACTTTGCATGGGTATGTACATGCCCAATATAACAGGGAAAACGATAGCAATCTGATCATCGTTGAGACCTGCTTTGTATAATGTCTCAGCATCGTCATTCCCCATTGATGCTTTGACACCATGGACGTTATAAATAGCTTCCAGCTTGGAGGTTGATGGTTTCATGAGAAGCATCATCGTGTTCTTCAAATCCTGCGCCATACTCATCATCCATGAATTGGTCCACACGTTGGCCGCGATAGACCCGTATGAAGATATGAACGGGTCATTCAACGACGGTCTATTCATATTCCTCATGTACATGAGAAGCTGACCCGTGTTGTTATCCCCCTTACCATCTCTGCCAACTCCCAACACTGGGTCAGATTTATCATTCCATACGAGTTGTAATTCACAGGTCGCTATCAACAAGTGAACAAGAGTAGAATAATTTGGATATATAAACTTCATGTATGTAGCAGCCTCATTGTTAACCTTCAGGTTATGTTCGATCCAATCTCTCTTTATGTTGTTGTACATGCCGACAATGTCTTTTAGAGCCACCGTGTTAATATCAAACATCTCAAGACCCGATAGTTCCCCAATATTTATCAGATTAGCTATCATCTTAGCATAAGCGTAGTGAACCACAGACACATATCTCCTACTATCAATCACCACATCCTCAATATAATTAGGGAGGAACGGGTCATCCGGTGAAAGATAAATCTTTTCAACTTCAGTAACGGTGGATGTATGAAGCCGATCCATATCCCTAAGTAATGGACCAATAATGTCTGTTTCATCATCATTGATTTTATTCTCATACCCCAACAGTTTCTTACTAATATCACATGCATCACGGCCCATTTTGCGGATAGTCTTGTCGGGGGTGAACTGCAATCGTTCCATAATATGATCATAGTTATCCCCAGTCTGTCTTCCTTTCATGTACATATCGTAGAGTTGATCCTTGTATACTTGAAGACGAGTCTCCTTTTCAATCTGCTGACGTTTAGCCTCTGCGTATTCATGTTGGTCAAGATTAGGATACTCATTCTCAAGAATGTAATCTAGAAAGACGTCCAACAGGTGATCCTTGAACCGACTAACTTCCTCATTCCATAACTGACCACGCATCCTGTATTTGAGAACAGGTACAATTTGGTTTATATCCAAGAAGATTTCGTCGTCCAAAGCAATGTTTCTGTATCCGTAACGCTTGGCATATTTCTTAAGAGCAACAAAGTCCAACGTGTCTGGAAGAGAAGGGTTCTTGGCTAGTTCATCCTCAACACCGCTGATAACTTGAAGAACTTCTGTCCTACATACATCTTTTCCTTGTTTTGGGTCATAAATGAGTTGTTTGTTTTCGGCACGCATGTTGTTGAGTAACATGAGAATGTCTTTGTTGTCGTAGACGAGTTGTTTGCCTCTTGTTTGGTAAAGCCTCTTCCTCAACTCGTCGTGCTGTTTGAATCGTTCACTCAGACCTTTTAGTATCGCCTCGTTGTAAATCTCCAAATCCTCTTGTTCACGGAGACGTATCATGTTTTCGAATGGACAGTGAAGCGTCTCACTCATCCGATGTCTATACTTTTCATCTTTGAACATGTTCACATACACGTATTGAGTCACCGTCTTCCAATTGCCGTGTTTGAAAGCGTAATTGTGGTTGGGTACGACACGTGATCCTACTGTAAAGTCGACCACAGCTTTACTACTCAGGAGCCCAAAGGGTTGTGCCATTGGACTCGATAGAATCAATGTTTGTTCCATTATTTTGTTTGTCCAAGAATATTGTTAACTCTATAAAAACTAACCTACGCTCATTCCCTGTGATTACTTTTGTTTTGTAAGTAAAATGACGTTTAATCAAAGGGATAAATTGGTTAGGGAGAAGATCCTGAAAAACAGTGATATACCCTATCGTTACTCTCAGACCAACATCATCACACAAGAGGGAAGATCATACTTTCCATACCCCGACTGGTGGCGAGGTGAATACAAGTCAGACTTACCCATAGTTGTAGAACGTGAGGCTGGATTTAGGCCACGTCTTGAACGATCTTATTGGAAGGGGGATACCGGGCACGCGTACCCTCAGCATTGCTTCAGATCTGGTATCAAAACGAGGTACCCGTGTTATCCTGAGTGCACCAACGATCCAACACTCCAACGATCAAGTAAGATATATCTCTATCGTTAGAATCATGTATTCATGAGAGGTGCATTATCCATCATCTCATGAGATGATGGATCACATCGGATGAGTTAGATGCCGCAGCCTGATATGTTTTTCATGTAATTGGATTTGTAGGCTTGATTGTATGAGGAGAATTTCCTCATTGCTTCAGCGTTCTGCTGCATACCTCTCTCGTAGGAGTAAACACCACAATTTGGAGAGACGTTTGATCCAAACTGCAGACCGTAGTTACCTGAGATGCCGTTGATCGCGTTGAGTTCCGAGGCACGTTTCATTTTTGACCATTGTGTCTCTGAAGTGTCTGGACCGTAAAAATCACCTTTGATACCTCCACTGCTCAGATTGACATACTCGACATATTGGGGTCGTTGATAGTTTTCTACAAAAACACGGTCCTCTGCACTGCTGCAGCCTGCCGCTTTTGTGTTGAAAGAGTCTGCGCACGCGGGACGACCCGCGCTGTCGTAACCATTCCATAGTGGGCAAACCATGTTCCCTGGGTTGAGGAACCGATCGCTCTGGACTTTGGTCGCGTACGCTGGATCGATTTTACATGTACGAATTGAAGCTCCAAGACTTATATTTCCTGCCATTATACTTTTTATTAAATAGATATTTTTATAGGATCTTGACTCAAAAAGATTAGAGTCCGTTCAAAAAGATGAAAACATAATTTGAAAAATAATATGTTAATATAAAATGGATTGTACCAGTTACAAAAGAAACATTGACCCAGATACAGGGTTAAAGTATACAAACTCTAAAAGCGATCAACTGAAAATGTTAAGAATTGCTAGAGAGCGTGATCCATGCGGCGAATTTAAACGGAATCCTTGTGTGAATCCAGAAACAGGTCGACCTATCTCTCTTACGAGTGTTACTCATAAAAGGTTAACTGAAGCGTGCAAGGGGCGCAGAACTCCTAGCCGTAGCCGTAGCAGTAGCCGTCGTAGAAGCAGCAGCCGTAGCAGCTGCACAAGCCGTAGCAGCAGCACAAGGCGTAGCAGTAGCACAAGGCGCAGCCGTAGCCGTCGTAGAAGCGCTGGTCGTAGAAAACCAAGCCGTAGCCGTAGCAGTAGCCGCGGCCTTAGAAGCATCAGCCAGATGAGAGGTCTCAGCAGAAGCAGAAGCAGAAGCAGCAGCAGAAGCACTAGCCGTAGCGTTAGTACTGCTACTACTGACAAAGACTTCTTTACCTGCACCAGCGCCCCTTCCAAAAGCAGCTTCAGTAGTCTCTTTTCTCATAGAGGTATGGTACGTACGAAGAATAGTACATTGTTCATACCCAAAAAAGCCAAGCTTTATTATAGATATTTAAGTATTGATATTAGACCTGGATGGAAACAGTTTAAAATTTTTAAACCAGATCAAGGTGTAATTTTTGATATGGCTGATAGTGACATTGGTTTAATCTCGAAAAAGAAAAACTGGCAATTAACTTACATTAGAGATGGTTTTTCTATAATAGAACACCCGTACGTGCTTGAACCTTGTGCAAATGATCTAGATGATGAAGATGATGATGAAAAGGACAAAATAACTATCAAATGGGATGAGCCAACGCATGCTGAACGAGTTACTGACTACATATATGTTCTGAGAGCTGCGACTAGGGAACTGGTTGGAGTTGAATTTAGATTTAATTTCCCCATAACTTCTTACGGTCTCGAACAAGAGCTAGAATGTGACGAAGGAATGTATAATTTAATGTTTAATCAGTATTTCAAGCCTCACACATGCGGTGTTTTTAGAGTATTAGAAGGTGTGCTGTTCACAGTAGGTCAAAACAAGTATGAATTTGCAAGGCACCTATTTGATTTCAATAATAAAAATTTCCCTGATAGAACGTTCTACCGACACGCCCGCGAAAGCGAAAGCCCAAGCGAATGCGAAAGCGACTATTAAGAAATAGGATCAGACATAGTAATTCGGCATATCGCAACACAACATCAGTTGTTCAAAATTCATTACCCCTAGGGGTAATGAATAGAGACTCGCTCGACTAGCCCATTCAAGTTGAAATCTAGTCTAAGGAGAATAAGTACTATAAATGAACTCGATATGTTTGACCACTCGGTAACGATTTCAAATGAACTCGATATGTTTGACCACTCGGTAACGATTTCAAATGAACTCGTCACGTTGGAACCCATGTATTTGGATCCATTTATAATCAAACATCTCAGTGAAAAACTGTGCAAGATCAAAGTTGGTACATGTACCAAAGAATATGGGTTTATTAAAGGTATTAAGATTACTAATGTAAAACCTGCTGAGATCTCAATGGCTGATGGGAGCACACGCTTCTCAACAACATACATTATCAAATCAATCCTCCCCACAGTTGGAAAAGTCTACACGGCTAAGAGTGTGACAGTAATCAATCACAACAATGTATGTTGTGTTATAGCAACGATAGATGATGCATGCGGGGGTAATCCGTTTCAGATATTCATCGTCAATGGAATAAGCAAAGGTCCCAATTATAAGTTTGAGTCGTGTAAGTGCGTGATCCCCATTTCAGACAAACCCAAGAAATTAGTTTTATGGAATATCATCGTAGAGACTGTACAATATCATCAAAAACAGTTCATAGTCGCTGGTAAACACATCCATGACTATAACCTTAGTAAAGATCCAAAGATAAAAGATGATAAAAAGGGTTGTGCAAAGACTGAGGTAAAGTAAGAATGATGGATAATTATACGAATGTCAGAAAATATACTACGCTGATGCTCACTAGACGAAATTATTCTATTGGACAATTTACAGACGTAGATGAAAATGGTGTGTCAGGTAAAAAACCACGATTGTACGTAACCAAACCTAACGGTGAACAAGCAGTTGTCTTTTTTATACATAAGAGAAGCAAAACAGATAAGGTAACTATCAACGTAGTGAAGGTTATCATTTCTATGGCACAATCAATCTCACATATAATTATCGTACATGACACCGTTCTCACATCTGACGCTAAGCAAAATGTAACCAAAGACGACGAGACTAGTATCCATCAGTTTGAGACGTTCACATTTGACGAACTCAGCTACGATCTATTAGAGGTAATAAAATGCACTCATCCAATCACATTCCTCGAAAATACACCTTATGAAGCTAACAAACTACCCATTTTGTTATCAACGGATCAATTAGCAAGGTATTTGAGAATACGCCATGGTGACATAGTAAAGGGTATGTTTGGAGATGATATAATCACTATCAGGCGATGTGTCAGCTTATAGCTTAACATTTTTTCATCATAACCTTTAGAGGTTATGATATTACAGCGAGCAACATTATTCAGACCATGCGCAAATATTTGTCACATTGACAGTTGGCCTGGTATTTGGGATAGTAGACGCGAGACTGCCAGCTGGTATTGGGATAACGGCACGTGGAGAAGTTGCGTGTATGGCATGATACATCTGGATAACAAAGAGAGGTGGGTGGTTTGTTTTCAGTACGAGGTGATAAATAACCAATCTTGTAGTAATCCATCTTAGGAGTCATTGTATCAGACATTTTAAGTATATGATATTTTTCAAAAGCCTAGCTGCAATCTCTATCTTTAATCTTTAACTTTGAAAAATGGCACTAAGTTATTCAGGAATTGTCAATTACGGTAAGGTTACACTTCCATCTGTTGAGTCCTGGGGTACCAACATGAACATTATAAAGGATCCACCCAAGTCGGTTCACACACGCAAGATCGACCGAGTAGGTGCGACTTCAGCCATAACTAGCGCTGTTGATGAAAGCGGGGACCGGTTCTGCGAGGCCATCAACTACTACGCGAGGGGTCAGAACCCAATGGTCAGCGTCTCATACGGTCAGGGTCAGAAAAAGAGTAGTATAGGAGGTGGTGAGGCTTTCCTTCCTTACAGGGTGGCTAGGGAAGGAGCATTCAGACCTCCTATCTGGAGACAGGAAGACTTACTACCACTCTCAAGAATGCCCAGGATTTGGACAGAGGTTGGAACGCAACCATACAAACCTATCTTTACTAAAAGAATCAGGAATTGTGGGACAGTTGATGACACGCGTGAAGTCAAGAATCATATGCTCAATGTTTCATGCGTTGCTTCAAAGACTGTGGCCGCGTACCCAAACACTAATCAACCCGACATGAAGCCGGGTATACTAAGAGACCCGCTCGCCCCAGGGCAAGTGGGTTCTTCCAAATCTTGTGAAGCAAACAATTCTGAGATTGCGCAACGAAATGACCAGGGGCCTATATTGCTTGCCCCGTCTCGTCCTATCGCTTCTGGAGCAACTAATCCGGGAAGAATTAAAGAAATACCTGTAGTTTTCAATAATGTCAGACTTGATCAGAATCATCCAACTGCTTCTGGAGCAACTAATCCGAGAAGAATTAAAGAAACTCCTGTAGTTTTCAATAATGTCAGACTTGATCAGAATCATCCAACTGCTTCTGGAGCAACTAATCCGAGAAGAATTAAAGAAACACCTGTAGTTTTCAATAATGTCAGACTTGCTCAGAATCATCCAACTGCTTCTGGAGCAACTAATCCGAGAAGAATTAAAGAAACACCTGTAGTTTTCAATAACGTCAGACTTGCTCAGAATCATCCAGCCACCAACGCGATGACCAGCTTTGCTGCTCCATCACTCTCGGGTTACAATCAAACTGAACAACAGTACAATCGCCTACAAACGAGAACATCACGGGGAGGATTTGACGGGTGTCAAAGTATACCGAGTGTGAATATGAACAATCAAATGAAAACATTGACTAGGGTCAGATAGTTTTACGATTTGAATAAATAACATGAAAAATCAAACATAAAGATAATTACGAACATTAGAATGAGATGGCTAAATCTACCACAAATTGTAGTTGTTGTACCCTTCACAGTTGGGATTACCAACCACCTGTAAACGATCGTAAACGTCTCTATGACTTGCCTAAGGCTGGTGCAATTCTGATATATAACGGCCGAGTACTCATCGTTCAGTCGAGAGGGAAAAAGTGGGGCTTCCCGAAAGGGAGTTTTGAGCGAGGTGAGTGTGCAACCCAATGCGCGACCAGAGAGGTACTTGAGGAGACATCATTTAATATCAGATTCAAAGAGGACGATTCAAATGTCAAATATAATAGGACCACATTCTATATCAAACATCTTGAAAGGAAGCCTCCCAGTATTAATCATGGTTTCCTCAAAAAGCCAGGTAACGATTGCACAGGAATAGGATGGATACGTTTAACATGTCTTAATAAACAATCAAAACTGAATGGATCCATTAAGTTCAACATAGGCGTGCGTAAATTTGTTAGTCAATATATAAACCCAAGGTAAAGCTCGTTTACAGTTCCATATCCAAATAGGATATGGAATATATTAAATCAAAACGTGTCGGGCACGAGCTCAAACAATGCATTGATCTGCAGGTCGTGATTGGGTTCTCCCGGTGGTATGTTATCTTCAAGTATAGTTTGGAATGTCTCCCCTGTGCTGTTCAAAGTGATCCTAAGTTTAAGATTGGAATCCAATCTGAATCTGACCGTCTGCGTCATGTTGTCACCCTCAATTGCAATAAATTCCTGCTTCTCAGGGTCGTTGATATCCTTCACAGTAGCTCTAAACATGGCCCTGACTGCGTATGGGTTGTTTGAGAAAATATTGAGTGTATTGCTGCTTGACGGGTCTATGTTGGACAGCTCTACGTAAAAGTAGTTCTGGAACGCGGTCTTACCACCGTTGCCGATGGCCAAGACTTTGTTTGGTAGTACAAGCCTGTTGAGACGTATATTAAAAACTGGAATCTCCTGACTCAAGTTGAGACGCCATGTTAACGGGTTGGCGTTCTCAAATCCAAACTGCATGAGCTCAAAGTCTAGACCCGCTGTGCTCGCGGTGAATGGTGGGAATACAGTCGCTGTCTGCGTAGCACCGTCATAACTGATGATGCGTCGCACTTCACCCTCAGGAGCAGTGACCGTGTTATTGTACAACGTCTGAGGAATTCTGAGAAACCAACTCTGGTAAAAGTTGTCCACATTTATAGCAGACGCTCCAGTGAGAACGACCTGATTTGTGGTTGACGCCCCACCTGCTGTAAAGATGTAGTTGGGGAATGTGTTTCTGATTGAATAGTTGTGGAAGCGTTGCCACAAGAATGCGGGATCTCCACCCACGCTCAGTATGCCTGTCTGGTTGTCGTACGCGTTCACTGTCCGCCATTCGTCAAGAGTCTCGTTGTAAATGATCTTATTCACGTAGTCCTGTCTATTATCCGATCCAGCAGGAACAAAAAGGTACATGGCTGTGGGATCCGTCGTATCACTCGGATCGACGATGAAGAAAAAGTCGCCAAAATTAAATTGAAAGGTGTCGTCGCTTAATGTCACCTGACCCCTACCATTCCCCAAGTAGACATACTCGAGAATACGAGCAAACTGATCAGGTTGAGATGAGTTTCTGAAGATGGCATATTTATAATAATTATATCTCTGTTGTAGAGTGGATGGCGCCACTTGTCTAAACTCAATCACGTTCTTTGAGTTTGCGTTTCCGAGACCCGTGCTGAGAATCTGACCCTCAACGCTCTCATTACCAAGCGTGTTCACGTCAAAGTAACCACCTGTCCACTCATTTACGGGACATGCCACGCAAATGGGGTCCTGGGCCTGGTCGCCCTGTGGGCGACCAGATTGAGACAAGGCTATTTCAAATTCCCCGGGGTTAGGCCACCGAGTCCTATTTCTGAATGTCGAATCTAGCTCAAGATAACTAGCCATTTTTAGTCTAAGAGGAGAAGTTTATATGGTTTACGGATTGTCTTTCTGATGTAAAATGAAGGAGGAAAATGTCAGAAAGATGCTTGAAAATATTGCTAATGACATTGTTTTACTATTACACGTCAGATTAGGGTCCGAATTGACAGAATCAGACCTAGCATCGCTTAGTGAAGAGGTTATCAATGTTATTAAGAATGTGACACATCCGGATGACACCGAGGAATCGGACATGGAGGTTGATAAAGTAGAAGGAAAGTTGGAGAAAATGAAAAATAGTATAGACTACATTAACTACAAGTGTTCTCAGATTGAAAAGCTGTTGCGTGCGTGCGACCGCCAAGCGGGACAGAGGGACCGTCTATTCAGAGATAGGTCCCCTTTAAGAAGAATGTTTGGTAGATGAATTTTTCTACTCAATAGCTATTGAGTAGAGTAAGAAGTATATCAAAGAAGCAATGAAGAAGTTAACTACTCGATTTGTACTTGATCATATTGATGAACAATTTATGATAGGCATCAACGCAATGTATTGGATGGGATCGACATACTCATCAATGAATCACGTGCTCGAGGAAAACGAGTTCCCCGTGTTCTCTGAAGTGTTTTACAGAAGTTATGGATCATTCTCACCGGTCAATACCGACATTGCCATCAGAGAAATACAAGAAGAGCACTGTAGCATAGACTACCTCGACTCAAACATTCTATGGGGTGACTTTGTAATGGATGTCATAGGATTCTTCCATCATAGCAATTGCATTAACGAGGTGAAGAAGGTGATTAAGGATAATTTTGTTGATCATTATGAATTTACGGCATCAGATAACGACTCGGAACAAAAAAATATAGCAAAGAAGATCTTTGATGAATACAACGATATGCGAATGCTTGTATTCTTTGAATTCAAAGAATACATATATGAATGGGGTATGGCATCGTAAACTAAAACATCTGGTGTATACAAAAAATATGAACGTATTTAATAAGATAGGTAGAATGTTGACATGTATATTATCACCTTGTTACTCAAAAGGATTTGTTTTTGAAGACGCTTACCAGGACGATGACATGTTTAACTACGAAAACATTTATAAATATAACTATGACATTTACAACCACGCCCTTTATTATGAAGACCCACGTGCCCTTGTGATATCTGAAGTTTAATATAGTTATAACCACTAGTGGTTATAACATTTTCATTCTTCACACCCATTCGTAGTCAGCCATCTCTTTCTCAAAATCAATTAATTGATTCGGCATGAGGTTCTCCATCAGTAATCGTTCCCCGTCGCTGTTGGTTGCTGTATGGTCGTTAAGCATATCCTCAAATTCTTCAGGGATTGGAATCTCACTCCTGAAGTAATATGAAATGATTTCTCCGTTATCGAGCTTTGACCGACACATGTCAGAGTAGTACTTGTGGCTAGGTAGGTAGATAGGTCTGTAGTCTTCAAAGTACTTGTCGAGGACCACTTGCCAATTCATGCACACGTTGTAAGGTATAGTATCAAACGTGTTGAAAGACGATCCACTGTCGTCCGTTATCCACTCTGATTCATAGTGATCACAGAACCACTTGTATCGCCAATTGTAGAGCTTAATAGCGAGATATTTATCAAAAACATCTTTAATGTCCGCCAGGTTGTCGAGTAATTGATTTGCATGTTCATGCAAATCACCCATGTACCTGCGTTCTCTATTAAGCACGCTGTTTTTATTTTTATGCATGTTGTTTACCTAAAAGAATGATTTGGTTGTTTAAAATTCAATTTATTATGGATGTTTCTACGGAGATGGGCCTTGAATACGATCCTCTTCATCCAAGCCATGAAGTGGTGAGCTGTACCGGATCTAGATTTGGTGATGACCTTGATGAGACCCTGGTATGTGAAGAAGAGTCGTTTCTTATGTCCTTTGGTAGATGGAGATTCTATTCCCAATTGCCCTGACATGGAAAAAATTTATTAAATTCAATCATGCTCAACCCAACCACAAAACTTTTATACAACTTTTCAACCACATGTTCAACCATGCATTTCCAACTGAACCAAAAGGGACAAACCCAAAAGGGAATTTACTATATGAATTTCTTCTTTGAATCTGAAGTTGGATTCAAAGAAGAAAACAACATGAATAAATGGGTCATTACGAGTAGAATCTCAGTCTTCATTTTTATTATAACCTCTTTCATTTTAGACGCCATCAAGTAGGTTCTCCATTTCCAACACTCGCTACATCTTTCCCCTTCACGCTTCACTTCGTACACATGCTTTTAAAAGTTATCATCGAAAACCAACTTTCCCCGTCTCCTTTCACCAGAGATGACTCCGCCTTTCTTGTACTCGCTAACTCTTTTCTCAAAAAAGTTGGTCTTACCCTCTAAACTGATCATATCCATAAAATCGAACGGGTTCTTTGTATTAAATTCCTTTTCACATCCTACTTGCAACAGGAGCCTATCTGTTACATATTCTAGGTATCTTGTCATGAGATTAGTGTTCATACCTATTAAACACACGGGTAGCGACTCTGTGATGAATTCACGTTCTACCTCGAGAGCCCCAAGTAAAATCTCCTTGACCCTATCTTTACTCAATTTATTTACGATATGATTCTTATACAGGTTCACGGCAAAGTCACAGTGAAGCCCTTCATCCCTGGATATAAGCTCATTTGAGAATGTTAGTCCAGGCATCAACCCTTTCTTTTTGAGCCAGAAGATGGAACAAAATGATCCTGAGAAAAAGATACCTTCCACCGCGACGAAAGCAATCAGGCGCTCGGCGAACGACGCCGTATCTTTATTTGTCCATTTCAGAGTCCATTCCGCCTTCCTTTTGATGGCTGGGAACATCTCAATTGCACTGAAAAGGGTACTCTGCTCATCGCGGTCTGTAACGTACGTTTCTATGAGTAGTCTGTACGTCTCACTGTGAATCGTCTCCATGGCGATCTGGATAGCGTAGAAGGCCCTGGCATCCGGGTATTGAACCTCGTTGTAGAAATTGTTAACCAAATTTTCATTCACTATACCATCGCTTGCCGCAAAGAATGCAAGAACATGCTTGATGAAATAACGTTCGTCATAACCAAGTTTTGCCCAGTGAGACAAATCCTGCTGAAGATCAATCTCCTGAGCGGTCCAAAATGCAGCCTTGTGTTTTTGATAAAATTCATCAATATCCTCATGTTCAACAGTGAGCACAAACCTGTTTTTATTCTCTTCTAATATGGGTTCCATCGCTAGTTCCGTCATCTTTTATACTACATACTTTCTTTATAACTATAATTAACAGCTGCTCTTTTAAGCAGTACATGTAAGGCAAGAGTCCTCACAATCGGGTCGAACCGTTACCTTTACAGCGTTCATTGCACTCTTAGTTCTCAAGTAATACATGCCCGTTTTCAAACCCTTACTCCACGAGTACATGTGCATCTTCGACACAAGGTCAATCCCAGGTGACTCTAGGAATAAATTCATAGACTGGGATTGATCTATGAAGCGCCCCCTATCAGCAGCCATGTCTATCACGTCCTTCATAGACACCTCCCACACGGTCTTGTAAATTTCTTTCAATTCATCAGGTATATCTAGGTTTTGAACCGATCCGTTGTCGCGCATTAATTGTTCCTTCATATCTTCATTCCATAAATCCAACTCTGTCAACTCATTAACGAGATGCTTGTTTGTCACTATGAACTCTCCTGAGAGAACTCTCCTCGTGTACATGTTAGATGTGAAGGGTTCAAAGGAGTCATTGTTTCCCATAATCTGAGCCGTCGAAGCCGTGGGCATCAGTGCTATCAGCAACGAGTTACGAACCCCGTCACTAATAATACGGTGGCGAAGATTATCCCAATCCCATCGCCCGCTTAATTTGGTATCTCCATCCCACATGTCAAACTGAAACAGACCCATTGACAGAGGTGACCCGTTAAACGTTTCATAAGGTCCATCTCTTACAGCCAACTCATGAGACGCTGACAACGCAGAGAAATATATAGTCTCAAATATTTCTCTGTTAAGAGTTTTTGCCTCTTCAGATGAGAACGGTAATCGTAGTAGCGCAAACACGTCGGCAAGACCTTGCACACCCAATCCCACCGGTCGATGCTTCATGTTTGACCTCCGTGCTTCAGGTAGAGGATAAAAGTTCCTATCAATCACTTTATTGAGGTTGCATATCACATCGTTTACAGCCACGTGGAGTAAACTATGCGAAAACTCATTAGTGCTGGTAACAAACTTGGGGAGACAAATTGATGCTAGGTTACATACAGCAATCTCATCCCTGTCGGTGTATTCGCATATCTCTGCGCATAGGTTTGACGATTTGATCGTTCCTAGGTTCTTCTGATTACTCTTAGCATTGCATGCATCCTTGTAGAGCATGTATGGAGTCCCAGTCTCGATTTGAGAGTAGATAATTTTGAGCCATAGATCTTGGGCATTAACTATTTTTCTCACCTTAACCTCATCCTGTTCATACTTGGTATAGAGCTGTTCAAACTGATCACCGTATGAATCATACAAACCCTTGCATTCATTAGGACACATGAGAGCCCACGTCCCGTTTTCCTTCACGCGCTTCATAAAGAGGTCGGGAATCCAGAGAGCGTAGAACAGGTCTCTAGCTCTATGTTCTTCTGATCCGGTGTTCTTCTTCAGGTCTAGAAAACTGAAAATGTCCGCGTGCCATGGTTCAATGTACACGGCAAATGACCCCTTGCGGCGCCCGGCCTGGTCTACGTAGCGGGCTGTATTGTTGTAGACGCGAAGCATCGGTATGATACCGTTTGATACACCGTTCGTACCGCTGATGTAGGACCCCTCGGATCTGATCTTTTGCGCGGCGATGCCTATACCACCCGCGTACTTTGATATCTTTGCGCAGTCGGCTAAAGTCTTGTAAATACCATTGATACTATCCTCGTCCATGTCCAGTAGGAAACAGGAAGACATTTGAGGGTTCGGTGTCCCTGCGTTGAACAATGTGGGTGTGGCGTGAGTAAAATACTTGTTACTCATTGACGTGTAACTATGCTTTGCCGCGGCCAAAGCATTCCCATGAATACCTAGTGATACGCGCAACAACATGTGCTGCGGGCGCTCAACGACGCGGTTATTAATTTTTAGCAAGTATGATTTCTCAAGAGTTTTGAAACCAAAGTAGTCATAGTCGTAGTCCTTGTCGTAGTCGGGCCAATTGTTGATAACATCCTTATTCTCCATGACCAGATCGTACAACTCTTTGCTTATAAGGGGTGAATGATTGTTTGTCTTTGGGTTGATGTAGTGGTAGAGATCATGTATAACATCTGAAAAGAGACGGTTGGTCTCTTTATGTAGGTTGGACACGGCGATGCGCGCCCCCAGTTTACTATAGTCTGGATGAATAGCGGCCATCGTGGCAGCAGTCTCTGCGGCGAGCATGTCAATGTCTACCGTAGTAACACCGTCATAGAGACCTTCTACTACTTTAATCACCACCTTCATAGGGTCCACCATAGGGTTATTAAGAGAGGGTTCCTTTGAATATAGGGAGTTGATCCTTTTACTGATCTTTTCGAGCTTGATGCGCTCACGTCTTCCATCTCGTTTTACTACTTCCATGATCTTTGTATTTCTACATGGTATCCTCAAATCGTTTTAAATGCATCCCGTAACGTGTTCCCAGTTGTCATGTAATTCCTAGTAAATTACTCGCAGAGTTCAAGTAAGAAGAAATTGAAATTAACTTGAAAATATAATGATTAAAAGTAATAGTACCAATTAATATGGCTTTCATCACCGAGACTTCGGCGTACTTCGTCAACAATCAATGTCTCTTCGGGGCCTACCCGACTCAACATCAAATTCAGCTACTGGAAGAATGGGGTGTAGACATAGTAGTCAACCTCACCAGAAATGATGAGAAAAAGATACGACCTTATAAAACCAACGTTAAAGTCATTCAATTTATTATACCTGATCAAAGAGTACCTGCGAATGTACGTGAGTTTTGCGCTTTGGTTATCCATCTCACACGTGAGATTAATGGCGGTAAAAAGATATATATTCATTGCAAGGGGGGTCATGGCAGGTCTGGATTGCTCGTGTCTTCAATCCTGTGTTATCTGCACAGGATTACCCCTAGAAATTCATTCATTATGACGTCCGCTTATCATGCTACGCGACCAGTTCATTCATCAAAACCAAAGAAGAACGAATTCTGGAAGAATAAGGGTTCAACCATGACAAAGGAGCAGAGCAGTTTCGTCATGATGATCTTTCAACAATATAAAATATCCAAAGATTCCCCCTTCACTAAAAAAGACGAGTGGTTGTCAGGAGTGTATGACTCATTCTTGATGAACACGTATTTAGGTCCTATGCATGGCGAAAATGGTAAAAATCTCGAAGCGTACAGAGATTCACTCATTGAAAATATGATGGTTTACTCGTAACCAGGTTATTTTGAACCATGGTATTTTACATCTGTTACCTCTAGAGGTAACAGACAACACGTACATTAGTTCATCCGTTCATATAACCACTGATAGAATTTACGCTTCGCTTTAATTAGTTCTATGTTTGGCTCATCACCATCCTTCTCCTTCACGTAATCTATCAGATCTTTTAGGGTAATGATTTCGCTGTCATCACTGCATCGTATTTTGAAGCACACGGAACATGTTTGATCATCCAACAAATTGCTATCCGCTTGTATAATCTGTTGCTCCTTGCGACCCCCTTTTTTAACACGATATCTATGAGAACATGGTACATGTACAGCAAACAGATGACCAAGCCTGTAATGTTTATGAAGTTCCCTCTCAATATGTTCCAATTCGTCAGATCCGTATGATCTATTCATCATGGTTGGTATTTACTACTATGAAAGATATTAATTTCACTCTAAGAAACAAGTCTGCGTCAATAAATGAATCAAACAGAGCACATGATACGTGAGCTGCGATGGAAAAAGCTATACTATTTAGCCACTATGCTTGGAAGGGAATTTCTAAAAGTGTACGTTAACTCTAACATCATCAAGGAGGAGATGGCTCTGTCCTATTACTGGATGGACGACTCAAACAACCTAGAAAACAAATACAAAGGGAACCGCCTCTTAAACGAGATTGAGGAGAGTAGGCATGGGGATGAGGAAATTATGAACAGAATCCAATTCAACAAAAAATTCTTCATGCAAGTTATCGACAAACATGAGGAATTGCGCCCTTACAAATCGTACAACGTTTCCCTTTGTAATCTTTTACCCCTTGTCACATTCTCAATTACTACATGCAGACGTTTAGATCTGTTCATAAGAACAATGACTGGTTTTCTAGAGAATTGTTTAGACAGACATCTTATTTACCGTTGGATATGCGTAGATGATAATTCAAACGATGAGGATAGGCAGACGATGAAGGAAATGTTTCCTTTCTTTGAATTCGTATGGAAGACATCAGAGCAGAAGGGTCATTCAGAAAGCATGCAAATCATAACAAAAATGATCAACACCCCTTACCTTATTCATATTGAGGACGACAGGATGTTGTTGGACAAGCGTCACTACATTAAGGATATGATTGATATTTTCGATCATGATGTGAATATTGGTCAAGTCGCATTCAATCACAACTATGCAGAGACTATAAATGACGACATTAAGGGAGGTAATCTCAATAAAACGACAAACAACGTTTTCTATTACGAGCACGAGTACTGTCCAACCGATGCGGATAAGGTACTTTTCTACAAAAAGTATGATAGATGTGTTTCATGTAACTACTACCCCCATTACACATTATCACCTAGTATGGTCAGAACATCCATATTCAACAAGGTTACATTTAAAAAGGAAAAATCATTTGAATTTAACTTTGGATTAAGATACGTCGCAGCCGGGTTCAAAACGGTCTTTCTACCCGGGTTCCATTTCAAGCACATAGGACGTCTGACAAGTGAAATGAACGACTTTGACAAGTACAATGCTTACGATCTACTCGAAACGGAGCAATTTGAAAAAAAGACAGTATACAAGTCGTTCTTCATCAACCTAGACAGGCGACCTGACAGAATGGAAATTATCGAGAAGCAGCGTCGGAATCTACCAGCAGACATGGAGCGCTTTAGTGCATATGATGGGACTAAACTGATAGTGAATCCAAGGCTCAGGTCTTTATGTAGGAACGGTAATTACTTCATGCGACCAGGTGTCATCGGCTGCGCTCTATCCCATTTGAAACTGTATGATCAATTGTTACATCATGAGCATGTGAATGTAAATGGGTACGTTATTTTCGAAGATGATGTGAGCGCGGATGAGAATTTTCTCAAACGAATGAACAGGACGTTTACCATCATTGAAAATAAAAGAGAGAAAGCAGATTTGATATTCTTCGCCACGGTGCCCAAATTCTTTAACGCTAATCTTTTCTCAATTAAAGGGATAGTGAGGAAGAGGACATTTGAGGAGATTAACGATGACAGTGTGGGTGGTACAGGATGTTATTACATCTCAAGGCGTGGGGCCAAGGCTGTGTTTGATTATATAGAAAAGTGGACTCTGGATGTTGCTATAGATATCGTCCTGTTTAGACTGGCTCCCGAGATTGTCATATTTTTTGTACAACCACCCATTATCAGCCAATGCAACACGAACAGCGCGTCTGACGTGCAAGCGGATTACTATTCAAAGTCATACGAGGACATTTCTGAAATTGGTTGGGACAAACACATCATTTACAACTCTGATGGAAAAATGGACTTATTTGAACAATTAGAATGGAAAAATGGAGACGTGAAAGCGTAGATGCAATCACAAGACGCATAAAGATGTGGGTGATGGGGTGTCGCAGAGTGCATTATCCCACGCTCCGTATTGTAGATTCTTGGAGCATTTATTCATGTTCTTTCTCAGCGCAGAGATGGGACTCTCACTCTCGTTAAATCCCGAGTAGTCGAAGTGGACCGGTCTACCATGGAAACCCTTACCACAAGCGACCTGAGACATCTCCTCATTGCTTACACCCTGGCATAGGGATTGAAGATACGGGTTTGAGGAGAACGTGTACGGCCCTCCTGGGCATCGTTTGGACACGCATGGGGAAAAGAGTTGCGTGTCGTAACTTTCACCTAATCGTGCGTAGGTTGATCCGCTGGAATATCCTTCAATTAAACTCTGATAAAGCCAAATCCCGCCCACTATGACGATGGCAACTATGATAAATATCAAAATACCCATTTTGAATGACTCTAGATTTTTCTGAAGAGTGACTAGTGTTTTTTTGAGATGACATTTACCATTTGAATTTCCATGTTATGCGCATATAATATACTAATAAAGTGAAATGGGTATTAAACATTTCTACAGTTGGTTCAGAAAGTGCCAACAACTAAAGCAAAGCATATCATCATCGGTTCCAAATAACGTGGATTACCTGTTGATAGACATGAATGGCGTCATTCATGAGGCAGCCCAACGTGTGTACAAGTATGGCAAACATGCCCCTAGGAAAACAGAGATTATCATTCCTAAACGTTATATGAAACATGTTAAAACTAAAACGGTGGAACCCAAGCCAACCGTTAACGAACTCTACGAATGTGTCAAATCGGAAGTTAATTTTATCGTGAACGTGATAAACCCCAAGAAGACTATATTTTTGGCAATTGATGGTGTGGCGCCCATGTCTAAGCAAAACCAGCAACGACAGAGACGATTTAGGGCCGCGAAGGAACGTGATGAAAAGAAGAATGAATCGTTCGACTCGACATGTATCACCGCGGGCACGTCGTTCATGAAGGATCTCTCTGAATATTTGTTCAAAGACGAATGGATCAATTGTAAAAACCCAGTTGAAATAATCATCTCAGATGATTCACAACCGGGTGAGGGTGAGCACAAGCTGATGGATTGGATCAGACATAATGATGACGTGAATGAAGGCATTTACTGTGTGGTGGGAATGGATGCGGATCTGATCCTGCTATCATGTCTACTCCCCCGGACTAACGTTTACATTATGAGAGAGGACGATAGATCATGTAAGAAACAATACGACTACATAGATATCAACAGAGTCAGACAGGACCTTCCGGTGAAAGTGAATGATCTAATCATTTGGAGTTGCTTTATCGGCAACGACTTTCTTCCACCCATCCCTTCTCTTGAGATAAAAGAGAGCATCCCCGAGACCGGAGCGATGGACTTCTTTTTTGAGAACTACAAACACCCCCTGGTGACTGAGAAGGGATTCCTCAACCCGTATGAGATCATTAGACTTCTGAAGCTTGTTAGAGACAGGGAGCAGGATATAATGAAAGCACGTCACATGGACGAGAGTAGCAAAGACGCTTACAATAAGCGATTCCCTAATCCACTCTGGGATGGGGATATTGTCAACTACAGGATAGCTTTCCAACAAAAGATTGCCAAGTACTATCAGAAGCCTTTCTCTGAATCTGAGCTAGTCAATGCGTTCATGAAGACGGTTCAATGGGTATATTTATACTACACTAAAGGTATCGCTGCGACTCAGGATTGGAATTGGTTCTTTCCCTATCATTACGCTCTTCATGCTGACTTATTTGTTGAAATCATGACAGAACAACCATTCATCTCCTACGCGTTTAAGAAAACGAAACCATCACATCCGTATGAGCAACTACTCAGGGTGATTCCACCATCGAGCAAGTACCTCATTCCTGAGCACTTGCACGATCATGTTGATCGACTAGCCGAAAAGTACACGCTGTTTCATGTCGACAAAGCAGGTAAGCGTCAGGAGTGGGAGGCCACTACTATCGTTGACTTCGTAGAGGTGGATGGAATAATCAATTAAAGAATATGAATAAATTATCACCAAGGTTAAATTATTTACAGAAATGTTTTGAGTTAAAGTTATTCAAGTCCTGTATAAAAGTTGATATCTCACTTTGCGTAAATATGGAAGTAAAAGTAACTGATACAAATATGTATTCCAACAATAATAACGCTACAAGCATGGAGAACATTTTCTCTATGGAAAACGAAAACGGAGACATGGACAATGTTTCTCTGTACGAGGATGATGAGGATGCATTCAGTGATGTCAATTACGATTCAGATGAATGCTCCTACAAACTCTCAAAGGGAAAGTTTGCAGATGAATCCGAGGATGAATTCTGGGAGGATGAGGACGAAGAAGATGTTGAGATGTCAAACGAAATACGATTACGGCTCCTTAACGAAAAGGATAAGTATCAATTGGAGGGTTTGTCGGTATTGCAAGGTAAGCTAAATTGGCTTGATAGGGTACCCGTTGGTGAATCTACATTGGTAGACACTGACGAGTATCCTATTTTGGGTGCCATCGCCACCGGTGCTCCCAGGCAGTGCAGTAGTAAGGAAAATAATGGCAAAAAGAATACCTCCAATCGTATTCTCAACAGATCTCCTGTCAAGTACATACCATCTTGTATCAATGTGAGTGTGGGTAAAAAGACCCACATTCAGGTTGAGCCGGTCTATTGCAAGACCGTTCAAGAAGGTGGGCAGTGTGCATTTGGGAACAAGTGTAGATTTTCACATGATCTACCTGCGCCCAAGATTGACTACTCTACCAGAATCTGCAACTTTATCAGGAATGGTGAAAAGTGCAAGTTTGGTAGCCGCTGCAAGTTCTCTCATGACATAAACATCCTGAAGAAACGCAAGCCATCAGGCGATCACAAGGAGAGGAAAGTAGGTGTTAAGCCTATGTGCAGGAATGGTATCAAGTGCGAAAATCGCAGATGTACCTTCACTCACCCCTCTGGTCATAAGAAGACCCTGATTACCGAGCAGAGACCCAGGAACAGGACACCCAACTCGTCTCCTCAACAAAAGAATAAGAAGTTTATTCTTTGTAAGAACATGTTCAAAGTGGACTCGGTGATTAGTGTAAACGGAAAGTGTAGTTGGGGAGAAAAGTGTATGTATGCTCACTCTCGTAATGAAGTTGGGGAAACGATCAACAACGACTTGACCCAGTTTCAGTGCTCTTATGGAAATGCATGCGATGGTGTAAAGATACACTTTATTACCAAGAAGGACAAGAATGGTAAGGATAAGAAGACAAGGCGCTACACTAACAGTGGCATCCACAAGTGTTTCAAGATCCATGAAAAGGAGCGTCCATCTGACTACATTATCCGCACGAATAGTCTACGTGCATAGGTAAGGTGATACCAGGATCATATTCCTGGCGGCTTTCATTTTAATTATTCAGTAGCGAGTAGTTTCGAGGTTTATTACTTCGATGTCTACTCGCTACTGGACGGCATAAAAAAACCAAAAAAAATCTCATCACATTATGATGTGCCGAGATGAAATAACTAGAAAATATGAAGTTTAACGGTAACTGTATTAGAGTAAAAAAATAAAGATGGGTATCAAAGGACTTAGAGATTTATTAAAGAAACATCTTTATTCATACGAGGAACGAGTATCTATGAAAGATTTTGAAAACAAAAAGATAGTAATAGACGCATCTTTGTACATTTGCATGTACAAAGCCGCACGTAAGGAGATGTACGAGGAAGCGTTCATGATGCTCTTTTCGGTCCTACTCGAACACAACATTCACCCAACGTTTGTGTTTGACGGACTGTCGCCGAAAGAAAAGAGTAATGAGAAGAAAAAGAGAGCTGAGAAGAAAGAAATGGCAGTTGCCCGTATCAGGAAGCTCGAGGCAGACCTTGAACATTACAATAATACAACTGAAATTAGCAACGAGTTACGTGAAATCAATAAAAAGGTCTGTACAACGCGGATTGTGAGGACCTCACCTGTTGGCGATCCAATCTTCTCTCCCTTAAAAATCAAACAATACATTGATAAGTTACATGACAACATTCTCAACATAACTGACCAGGATTTCAAGAATATAAAAAATCTTCTGACCATATTTGGGATTCCCTACATAACAGCCGAAGGGGAGGCTGAAATCCTATGCGCCGAGCTTGTAAAGAGGGGTATCGCAGACGCGGTTATGACCAAAGATACGGATGTGCTCGCATGTTGCGTTCCTATCATGCTGTATGATGTTGACCTAGCAAAGAAAGAGTTCATTCAAATAAGAATAGAAACCATCTTGTCAGGCCTGGATTTGAATGAGGCGAGCTGGTTAGACCTGTGTATAATGTGTGGTACCGATTTCAACGATAATATCCCTCGCGTTGGACCCATTACGTCTTACAACTACATCAAACAGTACAAAACTATTGAGGCGATAGGTGAGCATGTGACCAAGGTGAATAACAAAACGAAGGAGAAAACCAAGCTCGATATTTCCATGTTGGCTCATGAAAGGACACGTAATCTGTTTAGTTGCAGCACCGTGCCGGATAAGCTCGTCCAAGGGAGTAAGCCCGATATTGAAAAGATAAAGCAGAGGATCTCTGAGAAAAATTTCAACATGTCAATTTTCAACACGATCAAATGTAGACTGGGTGTTAGCGTATTTGAATACATCGACTAGGTGATATCATATTTCACATTCATAACTTCTCGAGGTTATGAATCCTTTAAAAATGTAAGAGGTTGGTTGGCCTCCTATATTTTGTTCGACCTAACGATATTATGGATTAAATCCATCTCACATATTTGAGCCACATTGTCGCAACATAGCTAGAATCCACAGAGTATGATGCAATAGGGTTGTTCACCAAGCATCTATGTATGAAGGTCTTCTCACTATCATTAATAAGTTGAAAAATAACTGCTTTGCACCATCAAAAATGTAAAAATATGGAAACAGATTGTACAGCGAATGGCGTGTTCAGGTATGACCATCGGTTTAATACAGTACATCTCAGTGATTGGGTTCAAATAGTAGATACTTATATGTGCAAACAGAATATAAATTGGAAGACTGTACTTCTTCATCCTGGAACGCTCAACTACGACGGTATGTGTATGTCTATCGGACGTCTCTTTCAGAATCTCACATTTGACGTGGAGGTAGGTGCCAATATCGTCTATGAAGCATGGATAGAAAACTATATCTTCTACATGAAGAACAAACCGTCGACGCGCCGTGAAAAGAAAACCATGCATCAGAGCAAATATACAGATCTCTCCGAGGATGAGAAAGAGAAGAATCGAATCATAACAAGGTTCATCATCAACGATCACATCAATTACCAACAGTTTGTCAATTCATTCACACCTCAGAAGTTGGAGGAACTTGAAGAGAAAACACCCACCTTCCGTTCATCATTAAACCCCCTCTCCGTTCAGCCAACAATCATTGTTAATGATACAATCAAGAATATTTTCAAAAAGACTATATCTGCGTACAAGTTAGCAAGTGGAAATGATTACATTTATGACTATGGTAATCTCAATTGCTACTTGGGACCAACCTCTCAAGTTATGCTAACAACCAAATATCATAATAAACTGGTTGGAGCTCGTGGAGTGGTCATATCAGTGGATGAAGTGCAAGGAGAGGAACTACCTCTGGTTCGTTTCCTTGAAGGAGAAGATATTTATGTCAATTACGTTGATGGGCGTATGCCTCTTATGATGGCCAGTTTTTTACCATTAACCAGCGACATAAAGTTTAAACTTGAAATGTGTCTTATTGATGGAGACCTCATAAAACTACAAGATATGAGCCGCGCCCTTGAGAAGGCGAGGACATTTGACTGCGTTGAAGTGAAAAACATGCCTTCATGGACCCCATGCACAGTACTTGATCTAATCATAGACGTAGAATGGAAAAGGGTTCTTAACGAAGCATTTGAGTACAAACAAGGAAGCGAGTTCCTAAAGGCGTTCAGTTCTCGGTTATTGTCCGAATACGATAGGTCTATCATGCTTCCACCAAAGAATGAAATATTTGCTGCCCTCAACGCGGTCAGTTTTGAAGATGTAAAGGTGGTTATAATAGGAAATGAAACTTATAACAATCCAAAGAAGGCTCATGGGCTATCGTTTTCGTCCGATGATTTGATAAAGTGGGGTAAACATGGAGTGCTATTACTCAACACGTCCCTGTCCACGCTCTTAGGTAAGATCAATTCTCATATGGGGAAGGGATGGGAGAGGATCATTAACGAGATCATTCAACAAATCAACGCGAGGAAGGACAATATCGTGTTTATACTCTGGGGTGCGCTTGCCCAAAAGAAATGCACTTTTATTGATGTGAACAGGCATTGTGTACTTGATAGTCCATTGGATTATGAATGTTTCTGTGATGTAAACAATTACCTCAGGAAGAAGGGTGTTGAAGAGATTAACTGGGAGTGGTAAAGCCAAATGTTAACAAATGTAGTCATTATTATTAATATGCATTATTATATTAACCTTAGTATTAACCTTAGTATTATTAATCTTATTATATGTGATATTTTTATTATACAATATTTATGTTTTTTGTCATTACCTCATGAGGTAATGACACGAGAAATTTATAAATATTTAAATAGGAATAACAGGAATAGTATGACGATGATTGACACGACCAAAAGGGAAATGTTGGATTGCTTCATGTCTATGAAATCCTCTCTTTCTTCGTAAGGCATAACCCTAATGTATCTATAATTAGTGTGATCATTGTAATCATCGAGTCCACGTGTAGGGTTATTGTACATCATTTTTTACAAGTAAATATTTTTATGACCAAAACACTCGCATTTTTAAGTCAATGGCTCAAAAGCATTTATAATAACTTCAACCCATTTCCAAATAACGACTTTATTATTGGCTGTGCACGACTGCCACAGCAAGTTGACATCTGTTTCGAGAGGTGTCCCCTTAGTGAATAAATGATTATGCGTACTTATCATTTCTCTTACGTTATCTTGTGATAGGAAATTTATTACAACTGTGTGCAGTTCATCCTCGTTTAATTTATTCTTGACCTGATGATGGTAGTAGATGAGACGCGTATACACAGTCCTATCATTGTTTTTAAACAACACTAATAATTCATCTATAAACTCAAGCAGTTTGGTCTTGAATATGCGCATTTTGATTGTAATAGAGTGTTTATAACTCCGTTGTGTGTTTAGTTTACGAATATAGAAAAGTTGAATTATGGACAGCTCATGGTCATAATAAATCAAAAATGACAACGCCTCAGATTTGTTCTATCGATGGGAACATCGGTGCAGGTAAAAGCACCATCCTGAACAAACTCAAAGATAAGGGCTACTTGGTTTTTGAGGAAGATCTAAACAATTGGGGTAATTTGCTTGATCGTTTCTATAAGGACCCACGTCGTTGGATGTGCACGCTTCAGATAAAGATTCTAAACTCTATGTATTCCCAGTATGATCATATGCGCAAGACTAAGGGTTCGCAATTCGTTTTCGTTGAACGATCCCCTACATCGTCATTAATCTTTGTCGAGAATGGTGTAAAGTCTGGCTTCCTCACTAATGAGGAGGAAACACTCATCCTCGACATTTACAAACATCTGGGATGGAAGCCTGATATCAGTTTCTATATAAACACGGACGTTGATACATGCTTTGATCGCATGCGCTCCAGGAATCGCGAATGTGAGAAGAATATTAGCAAGAATTACTTAGAATTTCTTCATAGTAGGTACGTCAAGACATATGATGGGCAGGGTAATTCGTATATCATCGAAGGACTGCCATCTGTTGATATTGTGGTAAATACGATCATTGAGAAATTAAATACAAGTTGAATTCAGCTTTGAAAAATAACAACGTTTATGTAATATATCATGGATAGCGGTATCGTACACTCTCAAAATGTATCAAAGAATGTATCAAAGAATGTCTCGGGTGGTTACAAACCAATCCAATCACCTGAAGTGTCAAGCACGACGACGGGCACTCAGGATAAACATCCTATCATATGGGCTGCTTTAACAAGAGTGCGTAAATGAATAAAATTATGTATGTCTTCATAACCCCTAGGGGTTACGAATCTGATATAGAATTTATTCTACATCTTCTTCGAGCTTGATAAGTGGATCGTTCATGTACTTCATGAAACCATCAGGTGTTTGATCATCAGGGATGTGTGCTTTCTTGCGCGCATCCATGTACTTTTCCATGTATTTCTCTTCAAATTCGGGGTTCTTATTCTTCATTTCAATCAACCACTTGACACATGCCTTTTCGTTTTCGACACACTCGGCACGCTTCACGACATGTTGTTCAATGGAGTATCTGAGATGAGCCAGCTTCACTCGGTGGGCAATGTAATTTTCCACGTCTTCGGCGTTGGGGTCCTTTGCAGCATTGGACCTAAGCTCTTCCTCGCGTCTGTTGATTTCGTCCATCTCTTTCTTATCTTTTAATCGTTTGTTTCTCACATTCTGACCTATAGCTTGTTCGGTTTTATCCTGAAGATTAACCTCGATCGTTTCCTCTGCCATACCAACAGGGATAAGAGGGAACGGCGCGCCAATGATACATGTGAATATGGAGTTGGTAGAGTCAATTTCTCTCACTATCTCCTCTGCCCGCTGAGTAGCATCTTGCTGGGTATGATATGCACCCCTGATCTTAGCGACACCCTTCACTATGTGGGTACGGTTCTGTAGTTTCTCTAGCTTTTCCAGTTGATCATCACTCAGACTACTCTTTATCTCTTTAAGAAACTTGTTCATATCTTCATCAGGGGTATCAATGTATGAGAAAAGGGCGAACTTGGGCTCTCCGGGTACCTGTGGGTCAACGAAACGCCTGTTGATTCGAGGAAATACATCAACGCTTTTAACCAACTCATCCTTGGCTAACGCAGTCTGTTCCTTTGTCAGATGTGGTTCGTTTGTTTCACCGGTTTGGTTAAAACTCTTTATATTCTCCATTTTGTTGTGTAAATATAATACATAACCCAGTATGACACGAAAGCTGTATGATTTTATATGACAAGGCTAGCTTCATATAAAAGTATTAATAATGCCAAGGTGCAAATATGCTAAATCGTACTATATTTATATTTATATTTATTTACATCTTTTACCTATTCCTACTAGTTTCAGAACATTAAATTCAACTTATTTGGGCTATAATGAATAAAGATTTCAACTTGTCCAGATGCTCAGCTGACAACTTGTCAAATATATGTTTCATATTTTCATCGAAACATTTGACATAGGGTGCGTACGTAATAGAAAAGTCGTAGTGGGTCAAGTGATTGAAAAAGTCATACTCTGTTGGGATCAAACATGACCGTTGTGTCATTATCATCATTAAGAACTTGTGAAACATGACATGGTTGCTAATGAAAGAAATGTTGTTCATCATGTTTGTAAACGCATCGTAGTGTTTGTTTTGCGAAGCCATCCAAAAACCATGTCTGAACTCGTTCGTATCATAAAACTCGCGATAAAAAGTCCTGAAGATCTTAATCATGTATGCACTCATGGCAGAAATCATGTTGTCCGTCAACATCCACAACTTGTTATCAAGCACCCATAACCTCACACCATCCTCATTTATACTCTTCAAGTTATAGAATGACCACGTGTTTGCTTGTTTTTTACCCATATCTAGGTAGCCTATCGAGTTGTTACGGTAAGGTCCTAGAAGCCCGTGCTCAATCACTTTATCAACTGGTAAGCAGACAAGCGATGGAATGCAACAATGCCTCAAAATATCCTTAAAGTCAAACGGTCTCAATTCGGGTGGTTTCATGTAGCACCTCAAAATCACTTCTCTGGATAACCTATTTAAATCTTCATTGGTTGAAATACACTGGGTTTGTTTAAGGCATCCTTTGTAGAGCGACAGCCTCACGTCGTTGACAGACAGGTGGTCCATGATACGAGAGTGGACCTTGTTAGACTTCCTGAGCATCATAATTTGATCATTCAGGATCTTTTTGTATTCACATATGTCTACCACCCCCAATAAAGCGTTACGTGTAACAGTTAGAGTTGACCATAGCGAATCATCATCCTCTCCATCTTCACATAGTTCTTCAAGAATTACTTCAATGGTTTCAACACAGACTGTCTTAAAGGTGTCAATAGTGTGCGTTTCCAAATTGATAGCTATATGACTTTTTATGTTATTAATCTCTTCATTGATCATGCCCGTGATCATATTCGACATTTGTTCACATTGATGTTTTACGTACTCTTGGTGGTAGTTGATTTTCTCTTCTTCAGTAAATACGGTAGGAGCATTTCTAAAATTATTAGGGATCTTGGAACGGTCTATGTTAAACTTGTCTTCATCACCGAGAAACATACTAATAAGTGACCCTGTTGTGTTGGGCTCCTTACCTTCAAGTATAGATTTCTTTTTTATTAACCCTAATAAGATTCCTATCCTAATAACGTCCATTTCAACAATATTCATAGGAATCCCGGTGGCCTTTGACGATGCTTCACGACGTGAGCGACTCTTCTCAGAATATTCCTTCCGCCGCTTCATCTCTTCATCCAGTTTACATAGCTTCTCTTTTTGCTCAGCAGTTAGTTGCAAAGACATCTTTTTTTAAAGACTAATAAGGATGTTTAGATCAGATCCAATTGATATACAGATGTTTGATCAATAAGAACCGTTTATCAATATCTTATGAAAGTAAAAATGGATATATGTAATCAATGGAAAAAGAATAGGTTAATTAACCCAAGGACAAGTCGTAAAATCAAACCAACAGGTAGAGTATACAAAGATCTGGAAGTTGAATGCTCAGACGCTCCAAAACCACCTATCCGACGCGTTCACTACTCGCCCAAATGTTTAAACTGGTACATAAATCCAAACATAAACCCAGATACTGGTAGGATAATTAAGATTGGTGGACCCACATACTTGAAACTTGAGAAAGAGTGTGGAGGATTTCCAACTTTGGCATCTCCAAAGTTGGTTCAAAAAAAACTAGGTTATCCAAAACTAGGGTCTCCAATAATGCTAAGCTCTCCAGGCTGCAGAGGCATTGGAAGACTAGACTCTCCAGGTATTCCAAAATTAGGCTCTCCAGGTTCTCGGCGTATTAGAAGACCAGCATCACCAGCATCTCCAGGACTACCAAAACTAGGCTCTGTATTAAAACTAGGCCCTGCCTATCAAAAAAAATACATGTATATTGAAGACGATTGTGATGAATGGAAGAATGATCCAACAACGGACCCTGCAACGGGGTCCTCTATCGATCCGCTAGGGAAGATTTATAAATTGTATGAAGATACCTGTGGTCCGCCAACCGATGCACCACAAACGTCATGGTTCTCACAACGTCTTCAGAAGGGTCTCCGCATCAACAATGCAATCAGGTCAATCAAAACAGATCAATGGAACGTGTGCCTTACAGGCGCCAACGCTCCAGCATTTAGAGCCAACTTGTCAAATATAGTCAAAATTGGAAAAGGATCGTTCGGTCAAGTGTATAGAGCTACCCTCGTCAAAGAAGGTGAACAGCTCGTCATCAAAGAGGCCTACTTAAATAATGATGAAAAAAAAGTCCTTAAAGAGGCTACCAAGCAGAATCAGAAATGGGAGAGCTTGAATAAAAAGTCATACCCACGAGAAAATAAGATCCTAGACCTCATCAACAAACTCCTGTTGACTCGTAAATGTCCCAATTTCGTTTACGTCTACAACATGGCCATGTGCGATGGATGCTTAATCAAAGATCATTATAGGAAGTCAGCATCAAGCTCCTGCTACGTTACCTTCATGGAATCGATGGATACGGATCTGAAACGTACACAAATTAAACAGTTTGACCAGCAGTTGAGCGTGTTGTATCAAATGCTTATTGCAGTGCATGCGATTCATCGCTACTATGGCATATGGCATCGGGACATTAAATCTTCAAACATTTTTATTCAGGTGGTCAAACCGGGTGGTTATTTCGAATATGTAATTGGGGGTAAATCCTACTTTGTTAAAAACGCTGGATTTATCGCGTACATTGCCGATTTTGGTGTCTCTGAAATCCTATCACCCGCTTACGCGTTAACAAATTACTACGGGAATAGGAACGCTGAAGTGATGCGCTCGACAAATGAGGTGGATGGAAGTTATCTCTATTGGAAACCTATTTCAGTGTATGGTTCCTGGAGGTCCATTGACTGGTATGATAGCTCATTAAAAAAGATAAGTGCAACTAGAAACGAAATCACCTGTCCTTCAAATATAAAGAGTTCTGTACCTATCCGCCTCAAAGATAACATGAAGTTCCCCCCATTTGAGTTCTTTGGCGATATACAGGATGTGATTCGTATATTTGTCGGTGGTAATCAGAGCGAGCAGAGGGGTACGCACAAACGCATGCAATACCTTAGCAATCGATTAGAAAAACTCATAAATGAAAAGAAGGCATACCTGAGCAGAAAGGATTCCATTTATCACATACATGGAACCGTCAAATACATCCTCGCTAGCGAAATGCTTGACCAGTTGTACATTGAACCAACCGTTGACAACATAGTTGACCGATTTGTGATGTAGGTTTCCTACATAAACTGATATGAGTGTACCTCTTTACATAGAAGCTGACCTCGCCCTTGAAGACATCATATAAATTGAATTTTTTCTTCGAACTCACACGTCTTAGAATAAATGGCTTCCAATCACCCACAAACAATCAACTACAACGGGCACGAGACCTACTTAGCTAACGATCTCAAGACTGTGCACCCATCCCTTTTCAGAGGCCTACGCTCAGTCAAAGGAATCGTCACCAAGCACAACATACCGAACAATCAACATTTTATCGTCAAATACATAAAAAAGACCGACTCGTATGAACCCAGCAACCTCACATATCTGCGATCCAAAATCCTTATCAAGAAAGACTGGTTTGACCAATTCATTGAGACGCCTGAGGCTGCAAACCCTGGTGAACCCAGAGACGCACCTCCTATCTTGGAGCTGACTGATGAAGAGAAGTTAACAGACGATGACGGAAATGTATACGAAGTGGAAGTAAGAGGTGAGCGTCATGAGGATAAGATCAGGTTCAAGGGGAAAGATGTAGCGAGAGCGTTTCAGATGGAGAACCTGGTTGATGGTGTCCAAAATGAAAGAGGTTATAATAAAAATGAAGACTTTGAGATTCTATACGTAGTTGATGGGAAGGAGGGAAATAACAAAAAGTTGTTCTTTACATGTAGAGGACTCAAAAAGGTCCTACAAAGATCAAGAAGTCTAAACATATACAATATACAATGGTTCTTAGATAACCCTTTTATTAAAGAGTTTGTACATCTAAATGTTATTTTCCCATCCAAAGAGCAAGAAACCATTGATTATATTGTACAATCATTTCCTCAATATGAATGTATCAAACAATATCGAGTCAAGTCGTATAGAATAGATCTGTACATTCCCGAGGTTAAGTTATCAATTGAATGTGATGAATACGGACATGTGGATAGAGACCAAACATACGAACAAGAGCGTCAAAATGATATAGATAGAGAATTGCACTGTTCGTTTTATAGATTCAATCCTCATGCGGATGGGTTTAATAGATTTAGATTGATTGATGATATAAGTGAAGAGATTAAATGGTGTAATGTAAAATTGGGAAAAGATAAAG